AGAAACCCGCTCTCTTCGTCTCTCTCTAGCCTCTGACCAGGGGGTTTCCCGGATGGCCGATGCGCCCGCCTCGCTTGACTTTGAAACGATGCGGCGGGCGTGGGCGGACCTGTCTAGTCCGCGCGGCGAGAGTGCGCCGGTGTTCGTTCCCGCGAAGTGGTTTGATGTGTTGATCGGCCCTCCGCCGCGATGACCCCACAGTCGATGCCGGCGACCGATCGGCGTTCCCTGTTGGTTGAGTTGCGGGACGAGTTGCGTGCAGCGTTCCTCGCGGCGGACGTGGCGGTTAAGGCGCAACTGGCCGGCCAGTACCGGCAAGTGTTAAACGACCTGGCTGCCTTGCCGGCCGCCGTGGAGGTATCTGCGGCCGATGAAATCGCCCGTGCTAGAGCGGCTAGGCGTGCAGACGCCGACGGTGCAGCATCTACCGCCCGACGTTCACAACCTAGACGCCGCGCAGGAAGCAATCCGGCTGGCTAACGCTTACGGGGTTTGCGACGGTCACCCCCTGTCGGGGTCGCAGGAAGCGACGTTGCGGGCAGGTTTGGGGGAACGGTCGGATGGGAGTTGGGCGGCGGCGACGGTTGCGGACTTTAAGCCGCGGCAGGGTGGCGGCAAGTCGGACACTGTGGCGGCCCGCGAGTTGGCCGGCCTCATCCTGTTCGGTGAACGACTCATCATCCACACGGCGCATGAGTTCCCGACGGCCAACGAATCATTTCTCCGCCTGGTCGCGGTGTTTGAGGCGTGGGACGATCTGCGGCGACGGGTTGCCCGTATCCGGTATGCGAACGGTGAGCAGGGCATTGAGCTTCTATCCGGGCAACGGTTGAAGTATCGTGCCCGCACGGGCGGGTCGGGGCGTGGTTTCGCTAAGGCGGACCTGATTGTGTATGACGAGGCGCAGCATTTGCAAGCGGAGCACGTCGCCGCGTCGGGGCCGGCCAGGGCGGCTAATCCTAATTCGCAGTCGTGGTATGCGGGGTCGGGGGGGTTGTCGTCGTCGGCGATGGCGTGGAGGCTTCGGAAGCGTGCCCTATCGGGTGACGCCGGCCGCCTGGCCTACGTGGAAAACTCTGGGGAGTCGGTGACGTTGGACGGGCACGGACGGGTGCTGTCTGTGCGGCCGGATGACTTCATGGACCCGGCGGTCCTTGCCCGTGCGATTCCGGGTTACGGGCGTTGGGTGACGCATGAAGCGGTCGCATCGTTGTTCGACGAGTTAGGCCCCGAGTTGTTCGCCCGCGAACTGTTGTGCATGTGGGATGCGGAGCCCGGCGATTCCGGTTCCAACGTCCTGCCGTTGTGGGGTGACCTGGTAGACCCGGAGTCCGCCCCCGTGTCTCATATCGCTTTGGCGTTGGATGTGGCGCCCGGCATGCGTTCCGCCGCCTTCGCGGCCGCAGGGCGCCGGTCGGACGGCCTGCTCCACGTCGAATGTTTCGATCATCGCCCGCTGACTTCGTGGGTTGTGCCCGCCGCGGCGGAATTGTCTAAGGCGCGGCGTTTGCCGGTCCGGGTGGCCGTGGGGTCGCCGGCCGCAGCGTTGATCCCCGAACTGTTGGAGGCCGGCGTAACCGTGTACCAAGTGCCGCCGGCCGAACACGCCCAAGCCGTAGGGCAGTTGTTGGCCGCTGTGAACGCTGACACGCCGACTCTGCGGCACCGGGGCGGCCTCGCCCTCAACGCGGCTGTGGCGGGCGCTGAGCTACGCACCGTCGGGGATGTGGCCGTGTGGTCGCGTCGTCTCGCCAAGGTCGATATTTCGCCGCTCGTCGCCGCCACTTTGGCGCTAGGCGGGGTTCCGGCGTCGGCACCGTCGCGGCCGCTTGTGGCGTGGCGCTAGTGGCCGGTTTGATTGTTGGCGGCGTTGAGCTTGTCGCCGCCGCATACGTTTACCGTTATGTGACGGTGCAGGAAGGGGCGGCCCGGTGAAGCTGCTTCGTTCCCTCGTCGCTGCCAAGCCGGCGGAGTCCCGTTACACGGTCGATGATTATGTGTCGTGGTTGAACGGGTCGCTTCTGGGTTCGTTCGGGTTTCAGGGGTCGACGTACCCGCTTGGCGTGCAAACCACGTTTCCCGGTTCCAAGTCGGAACCGATCGAGGCGAACTACGCCGGTTATGTCGCGGGCGGGTTGAAGGGCAACGGGATCGTTTCCGCGCTGGAAAACGTGCGGCTGCAAGTGTTCACGCAGGCCCGTTTCCAGTGGCGGCGGTTCGTCAACGGCCGGCCCGGCGAACTGTTCGGAACGGGGGCGTTGGCGCCCTTGGAGTCGCCAGGGTTCCAAGCCCGCATGATTCTAGACGCCGATATGGCGGGGAACTGGTACGGCGCCCTGGTTGATGGTGGCATCGTCACGTTGCGGCCCGACTGGGTAGACATTGTGTTTGAGCCGGTCGGTATCCCCGGTGTCGGGAACGTGGGTTCCCGGAAGGTTGGTTACCTGTATTTTCCGGGTGGGCGCCGCGACCAGAAGCCCACGGTTCTGTTGCCGCATGAGGTGGCGCATTTTGCGCCGTTGCCGGACCCTACGGCGTCGTTCCGCGGCATGTCGTGGCTCACCCCTGTTGTGCGCGAGTTGATGGGGGACACGGCGTACACCCGCCACAAAGTCGCTTTCATTGAGAATGCGGCAACCCCGAACCTGGCCGTCAGTCTCAAAGAGTCGGTGACGCCGGAACAGTTTGACGAGTTTGTGGACGCGATGAACGCCGGGCACAAGGGGCCGGTTAACGCCGGCAAAACGTTGTACCTGGGCGGCGGCGCCGATGTAACCGTTGTCGGTGCCAATATGAAAGACCTGGATTTTAAAGCGGTGCAGGGGGCGGGCGAAACCCGGCTGGCGGCCGCTGCCGGTGTCGGTGCGGTCATCGCCCAATTCTCGGAGGGGATGCAAGGCTCATCGTTGAACGCCGGCAACTACGCGGCCAGTCGCCGCCGGTTCGCGGATATCACGATGCGTCACTTGTGGCAGGAAGCCGCCGTCGCGTTGGAGGCTGTGGTTACGCCACCGGCCGGCGCCCACTTGTGGTACGACGCCCGCGACATCCCGTTTCTGCAAGAGGACGCCGCGGACGCCGCATCGATTCGGATGACGAACTCTGCGGCGGTGCGGTCGTTGATTGAGGCCGGCTACGAGCCGGATGCGGCGACGGAGTATATGCAGACCGACGATATTGCCCGCCTGTTGGGCAGGCATACCGGCAAAACGTCGGTGCAGTTGCAGGAACCCGGCGCCGCCGACCTGCCCGCCTAAGTTCAACAGGTTTCTTTCCCCCCTTTCGTTTGGAGGCCCGCTGTGGTCGATTCCGCGCACGGCGACGCGCCCCGCGACAACCTCACCCGCTCCGTACCGTTCACCATCGAACGCGACGACGACGAAGCCGGCGACGGCTTCACGTTGCAAGGCCACGGCGCCGTGTTCAACGAATGGACCGAAATCGATTCGTGGGAAGGCCGCTTCAAGGAGCGCATCGTCCGTGGGGCGTTCCGCAAAACGTTGCAGGAAAACGGGCACCGCGTCCGCTTGCAGTTCGACCACGGCAAGCACCCTTTGATCGGGTCGCTGCCCATCGGCGCAATCCGCAAGTTGAAGGAAGATGCGACCGGCCTGTTTGTTGAGGCGCGCCTAGCCGACAACTGGCTAGTGCAACCCGTCCGCGAAGCCATCGCCAACGGCTCCATTGACGGGATGTCTTTCCGGTTCTCCGTCGTCGGCGAAAAATGGGACAACGTCGATTCGGACCTGCCGGAGCGCACCATCACCGAAGTCCGCCTTATGGAAGTCGGTCCCGTTGTGTGGCCCGCCTATCCGACCACCGACGTAGGGGTTCGCTCCGTTGAGCTTGCCCGGTCGTTGATGAACGCCGACGACACTACCCGCCGCGAGATTGCGGCAATCCTCATCCGCGAGAGCGGAGATTCTGACACCGAAACGAGCGAAGCCGCCGACGGCACTTCGATTGTTGAGGCCGTCACCGTTGACGACGACGCCGCCGCAAGCACGTCGCTCCCTTATCCGCATGTGCAGCGTGCGGCCGTTTCGTTGGACCGGCTCCGTCAGGACCGTGACCGCGTAAACGCCCGTGTTGCTGCCGTTAGCGCCAGGAGCGCAACCTAATGGAACTTACACACACGCAGGCGGTTCACCGCCTCAAGGACATCGCCGACGAAATCGTCAGGCTAGAGGCGAAGGCGGAGCGCGACAACGGGCTCACCGCCGAGGACCAGGACGTTTGGGACGGCCTCGTCGCAGAGTCCGCCGACGTTGAGCGGCACGCCGCCGCTCTGGTCCGCAAGGCCGAGGGTGAGCGGGTCCGTATCCGTGCGGCGCAGGAACCCCGCGGCCTTCGCACCAGCCCCCTTGGCTCCGAGTCCGGTTCGGATGGCGGCGACCTCGACCGCGACATCCTCGACCCCGATTCGATTGATGACCGCCGGTTCAAGAACCCGTGGGACCTCTCGGAAATGCGGACCTTTAACCGGTCGCGCGACGAGGTTGGTTCGGAGCTTCGTGCCCGCGCCCTGTGCGCCATCGAGTCGATGCCCGGCATGAACGACGCCCGCCGCGAGGCCGGCACCAAGATCATCGAAGAGTTCGACAACCCGCAGGGCACCATTTCGCAGATGGCGCTTTACACGTCGACCCCCGCTTATCTGCGGGCGTTTGCTAAGGCCGCCCGCGGCATGCAGCACACGTTCACGGCGGATGAGCAGGCGTCGGTCACCCGCGCAATGTCGCTCACCGACGCTGCCGGCGGGTTCCTTGTCCCGTTCCAGTTGGACCCCACGGTTATCATCACGTCGGCCGGGACCCGGAACGACATCCGGCAGGCCGCCCGTCAGGTTGTCGCCACCGGCGACGTTTGGCAGGGTGTTTCGTCTACGGCGGTTTCGTGGTCGTGGGACGCTGAGGCCGCCGAGGTTTCGGACGACGCCACCACGTTTGCTCAGCCTGCTATCACAATCCACAAGGGAGCCGGCTTCGTGCCGATTTCGTTTGAGGCGTTGCAGGATGAGGCCAACGTGGCGCAGGAAGTCGGCCGGCTCCTGGTGTTCGGTAAGGAAACGCTTGAGAATGCGGCGTTTGCTACCGGGACCGGTTCGGGCCAGCCTTTCGGGATTGTCACCGCGCTTGCGGGGACGGCCTCGGAGATTAACGCTGCGACTGACGACGCGTTCGCCATCGCCGACGTTTACACGATTCAGGCCGGCGTTCCGGCCCGCCATCGTGCGAACGGTTCTTGGCTCGCCAACAACGCCATCTACAACCTTATTCGCCGGTTCGACACGTCCGGCGGTGCGGGACTGTGGACGACGCTTGGCAATGACCGGCCCGGCGAGTTGCTGGGTAAGCCGGCGCTGGAGTCGGAGACGATGGACGGGTCCGTCACCACGTCCGGCGCGGTGTCGAACTTCATTCTGGTGTTCGGCGATTTCCAGAACTACGTGATTGCGGACCGTATCGGCGTCACCGTCGATTTCATTCCGCACCTGTTCCACACGTCGAACAACCGGCCTTCCGGTACGTCCGGCTGGTACGCCCACTTCCGCGTCGGTGCAGACAGCGTCAACGACGACGCTTTCCGTCTGCTTGACGCCCCGTCGGCGGCCTGACCGTCGCCACCCCCGGAGGATTCCCCTCGCCTCGCCGAAACATGGCGGGGCGGGGGGGATTCCCCAAACGATTAGGAGATTCCCCCTTGTCTCATTTGCGTGTTGTGATGGCGTTCGCCGTCACAGAAAAGAACGGTGTGCAGCGGGTGCTTCGCCCCGGCGACATCATTGATTCGACGGACCCCGTTGTTAAGGGGAAGCCGGCCGACTGGTTCGAGGCCGTGGAGGTCACGGCGGCCCGGACGACGCTCCGCGCCGTTGAGCAGGCCACGTCGGCCCCCGGCGAAAAGCGGTCCGTTGCCAAGTCGTCGGCTGCCGCCAAGCACTAGTGGCTTACGTCTCCGCTGCCGCGTTCGCAACTTATGTGGGGGCGGAAGGCGGGCAGAATGCCGACGAGCTTGCCGCCGCGTTGGCTGCGGCGGAGCAGGCGGTTAACGATCATTGCGGCCGGACGTTTGATCCGCCGGCCGGGTCGGCTACCCGCCGGTATGCGGCACGGCCGTATGCGGCGACGTTGACGATCCATGACCTGTCCGCACTGACGGCGGCGACGGTCACCGACGACGGCACCTCTGTGTCGTTGTCGGACTTGCAGTTTGAGCCGGTCGACGGCCGGACCCGTTCCGGCGCCGTCCGCCCCTACACACATGTGCGGCGCCTGTCCGGGTCATGGTCGACCACTAGCGGCGAAGCCACCATTTCGATTACGTCCGCCTATTGGGGATGGACGACGGTACCGGCGCAGGTTGTTGAGGCAACCAAAATCCTTGGCAAAGACTTGGTGCATTTGCGGCAGAACCGGTTTGGTGTCGCAGGGTTCGGCGAGTTCGGTGTTGTCCGGGTGCGGGACAACCCGCACGTTTCGATGCTGCTCGCTTCGCTCCGCCGCGACCAACCCCGCCTACTCGTCGCCTGATGGCGTTGGACCTTGTCGCGATCCGCCGTGCGGTCGCCGACCAAATACAACGCTCCGTCGGCAGGACCGTGAACGTGTACGGCGGCTACGTCCCCGACACATTGAACCTGCCCGCCGTCGTCGTCTACCCGGACACCGAATACGTCAACTATGAGGAAACGTTCGGTTCGTCCGGCCTGGCCGAAGTCCAGTTGCGGCTACGCGTGTTCATCCCGCCCGGCCCCGGCGTCGACGGGCAACAGGTTTTAGACGAGTTCCTATCGGCCGGCGCCGGCCACCCAAACAGTCTGCTCGATGCCGTGAACGCCGGCCGCACCTTTGGCGGCGTTGTAGCCAATTCTGTTGTTAACGGCTGCCGGTCATTGGGCCGAATCTTTCTAGCTGTCCCTGACGGGCAGACACCGGTTGACGCCGCCGAAATCCTGTTAACGCTCCGCACCCACCGCACCGCATAAGGAACCCCCCGCTATGGCAACGCTTACGACGCAGACTATTACCCGCGCCGGGATCACCCCGTCCTATGCGTCCGC